CCCCTCATTCTAAACCAACTTGTTCTGAATATTTTGAGTGTATAAATTTATGATTTTGGATATAATTTGAGTATTTAATTGAAGATATATGTATAATATTCCACATATGAAAGCATATATAAACTTGGGTATTTTGTTTGTCTTATCTCTTTGTTCTAAGTCAGTAATCTCTCCCATTTAGTTATATACACCTATTACGAATTAATCTGAGCTAAAAGCCATTCATCTCTGATCTGAGTAGTAACAACTTTGAGTTTTGATTGTTACCAATGCTTCGCCCTGATTTTCAATGTTCCTTCATTGACTTTTCCTCTGCTGTATCATTTTCTCTTGTGATTATATGATTAATATGCAGTTGTTAATCATATCTAGACAATTTGTCAAGCATATCTAGTTCTTCATCTGAGTTCAGCTCCTCCTGTTGAAGGTTAGAAGAATTTTGCCATTTAGCTATAAATTCAGAAAAGTTATCTTCATCTGAATCTGACTCTTCATCTAGATCACTTTCCTCCTCTTTTCTTTCTTCAATTTGACTAATTATGCTAGAGCCTCTCTCCACCAATGCTTTTAGGTTACTGTTACTCTTAAGATCAATATCAATTAATAGGTCATAGTAAATATTTGATATTACAGATACCATGTCAACTGTTTCTGATGTATCAAATATTTCTGATTTGTAATTTTTTGGGAACAGTTTGGTCAAAGTATATATCGGCCCTAAAGTTGAGATTAGCTCCACTATGTCTATTTCAATGCATCTCACCTCTTCTGAGTCTCTTACTGACCTTACAATCTTCTTAAAATCTCTTTTGTTCATTTCTAGGATTATCTCTGTATAAGGAGACATCCTCAAGATATATTCATTAATTTTGGTTGACTTATCAGGGTCTTTGGAAAATTGTTTCCTGAGATATGTCTTGAATGTTTTAGGTATCGTCATAAAAACATTCAAAGTGAGTGGATTCTCTGCATCTAATTCCCAGGATGCTGTGCCTTTTTCACAAATCATTCTAGTGACGCTGTTGTTTAAGTCGGATTTTATTTTGTCAAATAGAAAATTAACAAAGTTGTGACTATATGATTCTATAACATCCATATTAAAAAGCACTGAACTAGTCATAACATTAATGATGAGCATAGACATAGAGAATAAAGTTTTAGTACACCTTTTGCTTTTAATGTAATTAATACAATCATAAAATCTTTGATAACCAGATGTTATAGGCCTTTGTTTGCTTAAAAGGTTTATAAACAATGGGTCAAAGTTATCTTCAGAAACATTAACAAATGTTTCTAACAATGAATTAGCACTCTGTAAACTGCTACTTACTTCTTCCTCAGACCTTAAAACCCATTGAAGTTTATTATTATCTAATATTATACTATCAACCCATACATCATAAAGGCCAATCTCACGAATAACTTTTGTTATTACATTTATATCCTTAAGTGTATTAAATTTTGATGCGTTTAGTTTCAATTCAATATCCTGAATCTTAACTGTGTTCAAATATTCCTCTGATGAAACCATTTCCGATATTAAGTCCTTATGAAGCAAACTGTAATTATTATCACATCTGAGCATAATGTTTACTGTATTCTTAGCACCCGTATAATTTATTAATCTTGAAATATCCTTAGTGGCATTCAAGAGTCTTCTTATGTCTGTAGACTGATGGTACATAAAGCAATGGAATAAGGTAAAAGATTTTCGTGAAAGAGCATGAGGCATTGGTATTCTTCCTACTATCTGGGTTATGAATTGTGACTTATCTGTTGCTACAGTTCTTGCTCTGACACTTTTCCCTGATAATTGTTCAATTAGGTCATATAGGTCACTAATTCCCTTATAAGTTTTTGACTGATTTGAACCACTTGTAACAGTGAACACCAGTGAATCAGACTTAAAAGAGACTTTTGGGGAGTCTTCTAATCTTTCTTTCCTCTGTTTATATCTGACATACAGTCCTTCATCAACTGAAAAGACCTTTACATTAGACTGCAAATTTAAAACCTTATGTATTTCTAAAAATAACCCCTCCCTATTTCTAACAGAGGCTGTGTAAATTTGACCACCTAGCAATGATCTAAATTTGCTATTAGCTTCAGGCAGAAGATCAAAAAACGTATTAAGGGAAGTGGCATGTGCTTCAGTTTTAACACCTGTTATAACAGAGAGAACTGAGCTCATTACATCGCTAAGAAGACCAACATTATCTCTATTCATATGGAGATACAGTATTCCATTTATTATGGAGCCAATGGCTGTTCCATTGTAAGAATATAATTCAAAAGAGCCTGTGCCTTGGAGGTTTCCATAATACTCAAATCTAAACTTGGTGTTAAAGGCACCAGATTCTGATATAAGCACTGAAGGTTGATAAATGTAATTGTAAAGTATATCAATTCTTCTCTTCACAATCTGACTTTTGACCCTTGACTGTTCCTCTTTAAGACACATTAACATAGACCTTCCAGAAAATAATGCTAAAATGGCTTCTTCAATATTATAATCTTCACATTCTTCTGGTGTTGAAGTTAAAGGAGGACTCCACATAAGAAAAGAAGTGAAAAGATTAACCTTCATGTCATATGAGATAGTTAGTTTTGAAATAATACTGAGTACCTCAAAAATAATATAATAATTATCTGAGAATGTCATTTCATTCTTTTTTTCAGTATTGAATTTTAAGTTCATACCTTCAATAACTCCATTGGATATCATAGGGATGAATGAATCTTCCCAAGGTGTTTTGGTAGGTTTAAGAACATAAACATCTACACTGTGACTTGTATTACCTTCAATAAGCCTAATAAGTGATACTATATCACTAACATACTTATTGATATCACGCACTTGTAACAGGTCTTGGTCTTTTTTGATTTTTTCAGTAATTAGTTTAACTGTGTTTCTTAGTTGTGGATAACTAGCATTCAGATTTAATGTATCTGATATGAGCATTTCAAACTTCATAAATTTGGGTCTTATGTCTTGAAGAACTTTTGGGTGTATTAAATTTGCAAGTATAACAGATATTCGGTTTGAAAATTGCCCTCCTGTTGAAGCAGAGAATATTTTTGATTTTTGCGTTGTTACAGTCGGTGCGACTGAATAACTTAGCACTTCAGATTTTTCTATTATTGATACTTCAGACCTATTTTTATCTGATATCATTTTGAGAAGCATTTCTAAATCTGATATAGCAGTCTGGACATAGTCAAAAACTAACTCAATTCCACCAGTAGATGTTATTATTACTGGTCTCTCATACTCACTAAGGTAATTTGGGTTACCTGCTTTTATTTTTTTTGATCTATCGACCGAAATATTGCTTGTCATTATCTCTATCAAAGCAGAGATCCAGTTAGTAAACCTGACCCTTGGGTACATAGTTTTGGATGTTGTTTCTTTGACTGATAAAGTTTTTTGGTCTCTCTTCCAAGTATCTTTTTGGATTATACCTATTCTATCTTCAAACAGATATGATCTCATCATCTGTCTGAAAATTGGAAGGCTCAATTCATTCATAGAGGAACTTAGGCCCCAGATTATTGTGTTACTGCTAAGGGCCTGAACAATTCTACTTTGCTCAGATTGCAAATTCTCCGTTAAAACAGTTTTTTCAATTATCTGTTCTGATATTTTTTTAAGTACATCATCTGAATTCAAATCAACTAATTCATCATTTCTAAGATCTTGTCTTATCGTATAAAGTTTTGAGTATTGTTGCCTGACTGATTCAGGTAATGCTTGACAAAATGGATTATCTAATAAGCTTGTGTCATCTAGATTTTTCTTTATTCTAAAAGCAATTTCTTCAATCTTAGTTTCCTCTTTTTTTTTATAATATGAATATAATATAACGGAATACATAGACCTTAAATAAAATTCTAATAATGATTCTATGGAATCAAAACGGTTTGTTTTGGCATTATAATCTTTCAATGTTTTGAAAAGAATTCTCCCGTCTGACTTTACCGTTCTGTTTTCACCAAATTTGAGTTCACACTTCTCATCTAGAAAAACCTTCCCTTTATTCTCAATCCAATTTAGTAGTTTAGACTGCACACCTTGTGTTTCCTCAGATTTATGATCACAAGTTGAAGAATGTCCAACAAAATTCTTGGTTTCGTAATCTTTGTTGCCACCAGAAGATAATGATACACTATATGTATAACCCATTAGTTTGGTTAGTTCTTCTGATGACTCGCTATCAGAACCACTGTCAGAACTTTGATCTTCCATTATTGGGATATAAGAAATTAAATCATAAATAAATTTAAGACCGTTTAGAATATTTTCTATGTCAATGGTAGAGACTCCACCATTACACAGATGACTATATTTAATAGTATTATAAATTGATGTTATGGAAATGTTATTCATCAATAAAAATCCATAATCATCCGTTACATATTCAGCCTGAGACACAAATGCTTGACTTCTAGCCAGGTTTGTACTTTGTATTGTCAACATTGGTGTTGACATATACATTGCTTGTTGAGCGGCTGTAAGATTACTTTCACATATACTGAGAGGCGAAGTGCAACTGTAATTTATTAAAATTGAACTATTATATTTTATTACAGCAGGGTCTATTCCTCTAAAAAAATCATAAGAACTATAAAATTCACATACCACATCACTTACAACTGTTTTGTCTGAAACAAATATTTGACAGGTTCTCATAATAGCAAACATAAAATCTTGGATATCTTTTAACTTACCAAAATAAAGCTCTTCTGCCATTTTTAGCTCAGACTGATCAACTTCAAATGAGACAGTTACAATTTTGCAAAAATCATCAGACGAACCAGCATGCGTAACAGTTACTATACAGCCAGGGAAAACATCTTCCCAATACATTTTTGTGTACCTCTCATAGATAAATGATACCATAAGCGCTAGGACAGATGAAGTTGCGTGATGAATCCCTTGACCCATGTGGTTATATGATTGGAAAACTTGCTTTCCTTTCAACAAACACTCTTTAACCATGTATTTCATAAAAGGTTTCCATTCCCATCTAATGGAAAATTTGTTTAGGGCTTCATCTAATGTTATTGTATTTGGGCTTGACAAGTGGTCCCTATACTCATTAGAATTTAAAAAAGAGTTTAACACTTTTTCAATTGCTGCGATTGGAATTTCAATTATTTTATCTATCCCTTTTAGCATCACCAATGACATGAAATTTCTCCAATCAGGCGCATCCGATAATAGTTGAACATACATTGCATAAAAGAAAGAACAGCAGTGGATTGGTCCCCATTTTGTGCTATCTCCAGATATACAATAAGTTTGCCTAAAAAGAACTTTATATGACTCAATACATGCTTTATCTATAATTTGAGTGCCATGAAGCCGAAAAGATTCTTGTTTCTCAATACTTGATTTTTTTAATATAGACTCCTTAAGATTAGGGTTAGTTAGGCCATCACAATTGAACTGGGCTAAAAGTGATTTAGAAAAGGACTCAGAAGTTGCATTTATTATTTTTGTTTTAGTTTCTTGTACAAGCAAATCTCTTGTTCCACCTAGTTGTGCTTTAGGTGCTAATGTGGAAAAAATTCGATGATTTGGATCCATCAGATATGAGAAAGCAATTTCTTGGACACATGCAGTGCCTGATGAATTTAAAACCTCAATCATTTCATATATCACTTTTGATCTCACAGATCTAGGAATTCTTTCTCTTTCATTCCTTCCAGTGAGTCTTCTGGCAAGTTCATAATTTGAATTCCTTATGGTTAAAACTGTTAAGAAAAAGTCTGACCTGTTCCCCTCGAGCTGAGCTCTACCCATTAAAATCCTGGTTGCATTCAATATGTCAACAGCTGAAACATTTGTTTTCAAATATTTACTATGATACATATACCTCATAGGATAATCATTGCATGCAAATAGCGCACAACAATAACTTAAAACTGATTCTTGTGGTGTATAGTTATACACTTTGGAAACAAAGCTTTTTACAATTCTTAATGGGTTTAATATTTTAAGGAATTCGGTGACTTTATTTTCAGCTATGTCATGGTCACTGTCCTCAAAGCCTGCGATCATATTTAAATACTGCAAGAGTTTTAAATCTGTTCTACCAAACATTGTTATCCACGGACACGTTAGGCAACTTAAAAATAGAATATTAAGTGTTCTCATAAGTTGATTTTCATGTCTGTTGACAAATATGGACTCACTAGTGCTGAGGCTAGATTCTAAATCCATGTAATTTACTTCAGGAGATTCCTCCTTTTTTGCAATTATTTCTCTGTACTGTTCATACAATTGGTCAAAGTCCATGTCCATCAATTCGAAATCACATTCCATTATGGATTTATATTTATCACTAAAAAGAATCATGTTTTCCAACCAGCAGTTATCAAACTTTTCTTTACAGGCTGTTATATTATCTATAACTTTGTCATAATCATTTTCATCTAAACTCAAACCAAAGTTTTTATGGAATTTTTCTTTAGTCTCATTAGAGTTAAGATTTATAACTTTCTTTATATCTCTCTTCAATGACTTTATCCAGTAGTACACAGTGTTAGCATTGTGAGTCATAAGACTAACTTTGACTCCAGTTTCAATGACTTTATCCCAATTGCAACTTTCAGTAACTTTTAAGGACTCCATCAAAGGTTTTATTGAATTTCCGGTTAACTGTAGCAATGGTGTTGCTCCAAGCATCAGTGTCTCCATATAGTTAAAGAAGGCTTCTCTAATTTCTTTAGAATTTTCATTGTTTTCTAAGGACATAAGCTTAGATTTGATCATTTTAATTGATTTTTTCTGAAAAGACTTTATTTGAATTTCTATTGATTTCCGAAGGTTAAAATCTTCGACTGGAGTTCTTATTGAAGAAGTTGTTTCAGTAATCTGTGATATATTTAAATTGTTCCGTTTGTCCCGAAAAGCAGAATTCAATATTCCTGAATTGACGTAGTTGTCTTTTGCATATTGAGTGACAGACTGTATCATTTCAAAAACTCCGAATGTGAATTTTGGGTTTATAGTACACACATTTTTACAGGAACTAATCACTTGATTCACACTAGGTATATATTCTCTTAAAACTTCTAGATCTTCATTTGATCTAATCTCAGACTGAGAAGTATTGAACCATGGTCCATCATCTGTGACTGTCCAAATACCAAATGCACTGCTCACTGTATCAACATCTGACCTATCCCCTGAGAAACTGATCGGGAGCACCAGCTCTTTAATACTGTAGGTTTTTGCTGTTGTATTTGAAGATTGGCTTTCACTAATACTGCTAACAGATCCTGCTGAAACCTTAGGTCTTTTATTAGGACCATGTACCTCTTTAATGTTTTTAAGAACATCTAGCTTTGGAATTCCCAATAGAGATCTACAATTCATTTTGTTATTCTTCTTTTTTCTTGAATTGCAGGATTCTTCTAACATTGATTCCCACAGAAAGTGCCTCTCTCCCATTTCTTCTAATACATTAATTGTTCCGCTGTCAAAATCGTCCATCTCTTTATTGTAAAAGTGACAAAGATAAATTTCGTATAAAAATTGTCTCCCACTGCACACTGTGAATCCGAATAGATTCAGAGAAGGAATTGATGTATGGGGAAAAGTGTCTGTAGACTTCCAAGAAGATCTATTAGCTTCAATACTTGATGTCGCACAGTAAGAACACATCATCAAGTAATTTCTCATTAGGTAAGCTTCAATTCTTCTGCAAGGAGCAGAGAATTTTTTTCCAAGATTGGTTTCATAACCTCCTATTGATAAACTAAGCATATATGAATATCTTATAGTTTGCACTTGCTTATTTATTACTGCAGAATTTAGTAGAAAAGCAGGTGTAAGGTAAATTCTGTGAGCTACACCAAAACTATACAGAATGTGAGCAAGGCCCATCGATGGGTGTCTCAAGAAATCCTTCTGTTGCTCCGAATTGCATCTAACTATTTGCTGGTAGTTTAAAACATCCATGTTAACTATTGACTCAAATGTTTTAGAACAGTATGACTTTGAATTCAAATAGATATCATTGTAGCATCTTTCAATGTCATTTAACCCAGACATTAGTCCATCTATAACTTTATAATTCTGACAAATTTGAATTAATGTAACAGCCATTAAACTTGGATAAGACTTCCCCAAAACTGCTTGTCTTCGACTCATAAAGAAAATATCAGTAATTGGTCTGAATTTAGAATCTGTTATAACACATCTCAAATTTGCATTTTTCTTCTTTGACAATTTGCAAAAAAGATTTGTATTGGTGTGTGGTATCTTCATCACTTTCAGACCTGGCTGATTGAATTCTGATATTATATTGACAAAGATTTCACACATCTTTGAATAATAAACTAATTTATTAAACCAATTTAATTTTAATAAAAGAACGCATACCCGTTCAAATATAACAGGATTGTACTGATATACAGTTCCTGAAGCTTCTTTTAGGAATTGCTGAAATAGCTCATTATTTATTAAGCAATTAAAAGAAAACAGCTGCTGAGATTCCATGCAGAAACTGAGATCAGTGTAGCAATCCCTAAAATAGTTTTTTATAGAACTAGCACGAAAGCTTTGAAATCTATCATCTCTTGTATCGAAGTTTGATCTGGAGTCTAGGGTGTCTTTAATTTCTTTCATTTTTTGCTCTGCTGTTTTTCCATATCCTAAGCTCACCAACACTGGCTTGATGTCTTCATAAGGAAGGACACAGAAAGATTTAGTGAGGTCTTCTTTAGAGATATCCAGATCTTTAATAATGTCTTTGAGATATTGAGATAAGATTGAAGAAGAACTACAAAGTTTTATCTTTTCAGTTTCGAATATTGATTGCACTCTTTCAGCCTTTGGGGTTTTAACATCCTTAGGATTAATTGTTATGTCTGAACTAGTTAAGACTTCTCTATTAGTCAGATCCTGCTTTGAAATAAACAGCTGTCCCTTAGAGTTCTTTATGCACTGTATTCCAACTATTTGCATTATACACATTATAAATCTGCTTAATGAAGATTTAAATCCTTTCTCCTTCTGTGTTCTATTTGGTACGATTGCAGAAACCAGATAATCTAAACTAGTCCTATTTAGGAGAGACTTTTTCTGAATTTCTTCCACTGGGAAGATTGTTGGGATTCTATTTAAATATAGTGGTCGATCTGTTGTCACCCAATGTAGGTTGAACTGTACATCACATCTGTTACACTTTCCATGAATTCTTAGCCTCAAATTTAGATCTGAGATAAATTTGCATTTGGTGCCATTATCACCTCCACTTAACTCGAAAGAGTGTTTTACCAGAAATGATTCCCTGCATTCATTACATAGTTTCATTTTAGAATCCTCTAACAACCAACTACTGACGAAATTAAATTTGGTTTCCGACGAACAGAGTTCAAATCCACAACCTGATTCTCTTATGATTTTGGAAAATTCATCTCTATTTTTATAGAATTCAAGTAAAATGTCCTCTGATCTATCTTTATTTATTACAACTCCTCTTTGCCATGTTTCTTTGAAATCTTCTCTAATGTCTTCTGGAAGCAGTCCAGCTAATGGTCTGTTCAATATTCTTGGTGCAGCTACAGAGAAAAACTTCCTTATATCACTCTTCAATATCGGTGGCTTCATCTGATGAGAACTTTTAATCAACATCCTTACGCGATGAGTGGATAATTCTGAGATTACCATATCAGTGATTCTGGGAGGAGTGTTTTGACCCATTTCAAAAAAGAGTCTCCCAATTGAAGGCTTTAGAATATCAACACTTTCTTGACTGATCCACCACATACTCCTATCCCTTTGATCAGAAGAGTCTGTTGCAACAATTAATGAACAGGATATCCCTAGGCCAGATAATATTGTTCTTAAGATTGACCACTTCTCTTCATCAGACCTGATTTTTGTTTCATTATCTGTTACAAAGCCAACTTCATATATAAGTAAATCAGGCTTATGTATCCTCAAATGTTCCACTTCGCTAAAAGTTCTGCTTTCATTATCATGGGAAAAAAGAACCTTTTCATCTTTGTAAATGTATCCGGTGGGGATACAGTCTAAAACTTTCTTGTTTAATGTTATTCTGTCTATTGCGTTTTCAAAATGAGTTCTAGTGTTGGGAAGAAATAGACGCCCTTCAAATTGATCAAGAGATTTCATAGAGTAATTAATATCAACCGTTGTTCCACTTTTACTTGACCCACTGCCAGTGTAATCTTTAGATTCCTCCTTTTCTTTCTCTTTTATCCTTCTTTCATCAGGAATGTCTCTATTCACAACAAAAAAATCTGGTGTGATAAATCTTATTTCCGGATGTTTCAGAGTTCTGAGAAGAAACTCTGAAGCCTTTTCAGGGAAATAGATATTTACTATGTTTGTTATATTCAGCTTTAAGTGTTCAGGTACAAATACAAGTGAATATTCTTTGGCGAAAAGGCCTTCGTACATAAGCCCCTTAAGTCTTAATGCTAATGACCAAGCATTCCGTTGATTATCACAATAAAATAAACTTTCAAATTTGACTCTACATTCTTCAGCGCATGCTAGAGGAAGATTGGAAAACACTTTTTCAAAATTAGGAGCTAATCTTTTTGCAAGTTGATAAACTGGTGTGAAGTTCTGATTTTCTGAAAGTTCAGAGAGCTGTAAATAACAGTCATCAATTTTGGATCTCTCAGTTAAGGGGGTATTTTCCAGGAGAGTTATACAATACTGAAACAAGACTTCTAGCCCTGACTGTTTTCTAGTTTGTCCCTGTGTAGAAATAACTCTTCCAATGTCATCCGTTATGAATTTTGAAACTACATTTTCTATCTTATTGCTCTTTTCAGTTCTACACATTATGTACTTTCTTTCCCTTTCTTCAGAACTAAATATAGGATTCCGCTTGACTTGTCTTATGTTATATTCCGTATCAGATTGTATGACTCGGATTTCCTCTATGGCAAGTTGAAGTTTTAATACTTCAGAGTTATAGTTTAATCTGTTTATTTTCCTCTCAAGTTTGTTTAATAGACTCAAATACTGGTTTCGAGTAAGGTGATCCCAAGTATGAGTTGCAATAAAATAGAATTCCGGGATTTCAAGAAGCATAAGATGTAATTTTAGTTTCCTGATGTAATCTCCTGTTTCAAACTTAAGTATACTTTCAAAGAGTTCTTTGAAATTACTGTTGTTCTTAAATCTCATTAGAGTACTTCTTCTGTCAGAAACTGAACATGATGAGCCTGACTGATCATCGTCTGTATTAAGGATATTTAGTGATAGCATATCTGATATCCCCCAATTGGCCAGATGAGCATAACTCAAAAGTAAACACTGTAACACCACAAAGAATATATTCACAAAATCTCTATTTCGAATTGCCTGGCAATACCTGGTCCAAGGCTGTTCAGGTATTAGGCTCCTCCAAATGAAAGGTTTATTTACCTTATCTATCAGAAAAGAAGACACAGCCCAACTCTTTGAGGCATTGCCTACATAGGTGAACTTTTTGTAGTTTTCGATTGTGTGTTCTATCGACATAGCCCGCCCGCCTAAAACAGTTAACTCCCACCTGTCGTCTATAGACTCGACTCCAATTTTAACATCTGAAATGTTGTACTCAATCTCATGTACTGAATTCTTTAATTCATGTAAAAGTCTTTTATGGTGGGACATATTGTCAAATGTGCTTCTAATTTTGAATTTACACTTGGTAAAAGTTGCCGAACACTGAGTTCAGAAGACTTTATCAATATGTGGGTGTAATAAGACCTTGTTAAAGACAAGTAGGTAATAGTTGGTAGAAGGCCTGATCCTGATCACTTATGTATGAAACCACAATCGGAATTTAAAATGATAGCTTGAAGTGATAATAGAGATAGAGTTTTACCGCTTGATTTCAAGGTGAGCAAAAGTAGGTAAGAATGGGGGGC